GTAAACGGCTATTTAATGCAAGGCGTATTAGTTTTTGCAAGTGAGGCTGCTAGAAATGCAGCTATTACTAGCCCACAAGAAGGGCAGTTTGCATTTACTAAAGATAATAACAGCCTTTGGTATTACACAGGTAGCGCGTGGGCAGCTAGCGGCGCAACAGGTGATATAGAGGGTGTAACCGCGGGTGTAGGTATTAGCGGCGGTGGCACTAGCGGTACGGTAACTATTACTAACGATATGGCAACTACTATTACAGCTAGCGGCGATATTGTAGTAGGTACAGGTAATGGCACTTATGATAACTTGCCTATTGGTAGCACGGGCCAAATCTTAACAGCTGATACTACAGTAAGCCCATATAAAGTTAAATGGGCTGCTGCTGCTAGCGGTGGCTCAATGACCGAATTAGCAAGTCAAACTTTTAGCAATACTGCTAGCCACACCTTTTCATCAATTAGCGGTTCATATAAAGCTTTAACGTTATTGTTAAGAAGCGTACGCTCTACAACAAATGAGCAACCTATTAGAATTAGATTTAACTCTGATACAGGCACTAGCTATAACCAAAGCGCTTGGACAGACAGCGGTTCAGTTGCTTTAGCTAATACAGGTATTACAGTTTTACGCGACCCTAGAGAGTCTTTTGCTACTACTTTAGGTTGGGTTTATATTATGGATTACGCTAATGCTGTAACTCATAAAATGGCAGAGGTTAGAGAAGTACAAAGCTCTACCGGCGGCGGCGGTGGTTATGTGCAATATGGACAGCTTGGCGTTTGGTCTGGTACAGCTGCCATAACGTCTATTACAATATATGCCGCTTCTGGTAATTTACAAGCTGGTACTGCGATACTTTACGGGGTGAATTAATATGGCAAAACATTTAATAACTATTCTTAACGTTGAAACTGGTGAGTTTCAAGAAAGACAAATGACTAATGAGGAATTAGTACAATATGAAAAAGACCAAGTTGATGCACAAACAGAGGCAGAGGCGGCATTACAGGCGGCAAACAAAAAATTAGCAGCAGAGGCTAAACTTGCAGCACTTGGGCTAACGGCAGATGATTTAGCAGCGTTAGGTTTGTAACTTGCTAACAAGTTATAACGGCTGGCCTGCTAGTAAAGACCCGGCAGAAATTGGCATAAAGAGTTATGCAGTACCCGGCACAAATAGAAAACTTAGATGCGCTGAGGCTGTAGCACCTTTGCTAGTAGGTTTTGCCGCTGAGTTTCACGCGCTAATAGAGCCAATAGATGAGGGCGCGCTAGATGAGTGGGGTTATGCTTTTCGTATGGTACGCGGCAGTACAGACCGCCTTAGCTGCCATAGCAGCGGTACAGCGATAGACCTAAACGCGACTAAACACCCGCTAGCAGCTGTTGGTACGTTTCCAGCTGATAAAGTGCCAATGCTTAGAGCGCTAGCTAAAAAATATGGCTTAACGTGGGGCGGTGATTACCGTAACCGTAAAGATGAAATGCACTTTGAAATAACGGTAAATGCTAAAAAAGCCGCTAAACTAATTGCAAAGTTAGGACAAGAAAATGCCAACTAGCGCACAAGTAGTGGTAGGTAATCAGGCTGTAGTAATAGTACCTAAATCAGATTTTGACCAGACAGCCAATATACATAATTTAGGTGGCGGCGCTATTTATTTAGGCGGGCCAAACGTAACTACAAGTAACGGCTATAAGCTAGATAATGGTGATAAATTAACTGTACCCGTAGGCGACCATGAGGCGTTATATGCTGTTGCTGCTAGCGGTACTCATACCGTAGCGGTACTCACACAAATAAACTAAGGGCATTTAGGAGCAAAAATGGACAAGAAAAAACTAGAGGCGGCTGCCTATAGCTATGGACGTGCCGCGCTAGCAAGCGTTGCAGCTCTATACTTATCCGGCATCACAGACCCTAAAGTATTGGCTAACGCCTTTATCGCAGGTTTAATAGGCCCATTAGTTAAAGCATTACAGCCTAATGAAAAACAGTTTGGTCTAGGCGCTAAGTAATGAACCAAGCCCAAACTCTATTAGCTATATCGCTAGGACTTTGTAGCCTTGCAGCGGTAGGGGTTGGGCTGGTACGCCATTTAGTTAAGTTTTATTTATCAGAGCTAAGGCCAGACGGTAACGGCGGGCATAACCTTAGAGGCCGCGTTGAGCGTATAGAGGGCCAAGTAGACCGGATTTATGAAATGCTTTTAGAGGACAGATTAAAGCGCTAGCGTGTCGCGTTGCCTTATGTCGGTGTTAGGGCTCATACTTTTACTACACGCTGAGAGGGCTACTTAGTGTAGTAGTTTTATCAGCCTTAACAAAGGGTGAAATATGTTAGCTGATATAGCAGTAATTACTTTAACCGTACTAATAGTAGGCTTATTTATGTTAGCTGCCTATAGGACGGGATACCGTGAGGGCCACGGCGACGGTTACCTAAGAGGGCGCAATATAGCTAAGGCCTTAAAAGAGGTAACTAAATGAGCTTTTTAGACGGTTACGAAGATGTAAACGCGCGTATTAAAAGAGCGCGCGCAGAGTTTCCCGGGTTACGGCTTGTAGCCTACATAGAGGACATAGACCTAAAAAACGGTTATATTTTAATTAGAGCTGAGGCTTATAAAAATTATGAAGATGAGAAACCAAGCGCTGTAGATTATGCGTTAGAGGTTAGGTCAGACCGCGGCGTAAATGCTAATTTTTGGGTAGAAAACTGCGTAACCTCTGCTTATGGGCGTGTTATTGGCTTACTAACGCCGGGCGGTGCTGGCAGGCCTACAAGACAAGATATGGAGAAGGTAGAGGCCATACAAGCGCCATTACAGACACGCGGGGCAGGCGGTGCAGTACCTACCGCCGCTGAGTCAATAAGCGCCCTAAAGGCTAAACTAGGGGCTGAGGTAATGCCAGAGCCGCCCATATGTAAACACGGGCATAGAGTGCTAATTGAAGGCACTTCAAACAAAACTAATAAATTATATAAAGGTTATTTATGCCCTCATAAAGTCAAAGCTAATCAATGTGAGCCACTATGGCTAAGGCAATATGGCGATAAATGGCTAAGGCCAGATGACCACGCAGAGGTTTTATTAGAGGCCGGGCGTAACCTTGACCCGATAGCAGAGCGTGAGCCTGTACCAGATGAGCTATTAAGTGAGTCTGAGAGGGCTAGCCGTGCAGCCAATTAAAGAAACGCAACAGGGCCAAGACCGCCAAAGTAGAGTGGCGGCGTACTTAATGTCTAAATACCCGTGGATATTGACCCCTACGCCTAAGTTTTACTTTACCGACTACCACATAAACAAAATACAGGGTTTAGGCCGTGAAAACTACATAGGCGATTTAGAGATTAAATGGGCAGATAAACCAAGTAGTGAGCCTTATCCCATACCTTTTACAAAGGTGCAACAGATGAGCTTACTGCCTTTACACAGGGATTTACCAGACTCTTACCACAGGGTTTTAATTAGGTATGAGGACGGTTTACTAATGCTAAACGTAGAGATGCTGCGTGATTTAAGGCCTGTTATGTACACTTTCCCGGGCCAAGATGAACTAAAAAAGCTATATGTATTTGTAAATGCCTCTGATTTCTTTCCATATTTCAAGCCAATAATTATTAGATAATGGGGTTAAAAACTATGCTTTATATTGAAGCTAACTGCCGCCAATGCAAGACCGTAACGCTACAGCTAGAGCGCGTAGTATCTGACCACCTACCACCTAACGTTAAATGCCTACAATGCACACGCTGTGGGTTACTAGATATAACGTTGGTAGATGTGGATAAAGCCCGGCAGGTACGCAATTAAGTTATCCACAGAGTGTAAAAAGCTGTGGACAACACGCCCAAGCCCTGCTCAAGTTATCCACATATTAGCTTTATGCTTGACTAAGCCGGTACGATTACTGCGCGCAGGCAGCGCCCCGAAGGGCGATAGCGCGGGCAAGCTGCGTAATCTAGGGGTAGCTCTATGCCTATTCTTAGGCTGCCTATCTTTACAGAAAGTTCCGGCTAACGCTGATATAAACGCTATAGATGCTTATAAAATATATGCTCATATAAAGATAGGCTCATACAAAGAGTTTAAGTGTATTGAGAAGCTATGGACTAAAGAAAGCAATTGGAGACCTAAAGCTAAAAACCCTTACTCTACAGCTTATGGAATACCACAGCTTTTAAAGATGAAAGAAACCAACCCTTATAAACAGATAGACTTAGGGCTAAAGTACATAGCTAAACATAGGTTATACAAAGGTAGCCCGTGTTTGGCTTGGGCTCATTATAAGAAAAAAGGTTGGTATTAAATGACTTTAATAGTATGTAAAAACTGTGGAGTAGCTACTGATTTATCTGAAATAATCCATAGTAAATATAGAGATTATGAAGCTTGGTGCATAGAGTGCGTAGAGTCGGAAGCTGAAGAAATGTTCAGACGTGGCTAAGCGTGGCGACCCTAGAGTAAACAGGGCTTATAGGTATAAGTTTAGAAACCAAGTTTTAGCTAGAGATAACTTTATATGCTATTACTGTGGAGCAGATGCAGACCAAGTAGACCACGTCATACCTGTTAGTAAAGCCCCAGAGCTGGTACTTAGTTTTGATAACGCGGTGGCCTGTTGCAAGCGCTGTAACGTACAAAAAGGCAATAAGTCTCAAGGCGTTTTTTTAGCCAAGACGGCTACCCCCCCTGTCTTTTCTCTCTT